TATACATTGGTTCTACTACTGAAACACTTTCAAGAAGATTGGTATGCCATCGGTCAAAATATAAATGTCATTTGTTAGGTAAAGCTGAATATGTTTCAAGTTTTGAAATATTGAAAAATAATAATTATAATATTATACTAATTGAAAAATATAATTGTAATGATAAAGATGAATTATTAGCTCGTGAAAGATACCATATTGAAAATAATAAATGTGTGAATTTACAAATTCCAGGAAGAGACCATCACAATTATAATTATCATCAAACTGAAAAAGCAAAAGAAACATCAAAAGAATGGTATGAAAAAAATAAAAAAACAATTAGAAAAAAATGGGTTGAAGAAAATAAAGAAAAAATAATAGAACAAAAAAAAGTATGGAGTGATAAAAGAAGAGCATATAATAATTCATGGGGTGGAGATATGAGGAGGAATTGTAATTTGTTACTTATTGATATAAACTTATTTGCTTGATTTTTATAAATATCAAATATATTTATTGAAAAATAAATATAATTGTTTTTCACTTATATAATAAAAAGTATCGGCGAATTGCGACATTATTTATAAGAAAAAGAGAAAATCAATATGTAGCAATTCGCCGATAATCATAATTTATCCATAACAGGAATATATTGCGGCAATGCATTTTGTTGTTGATATTGATTATATAATTTTATTAGTTCCAATGTATTTATTTTATATATTGGGCTTATACCATATTCATTCAAATCTTTGTTTTTAGCTTCATCAACATCACAAGTCAATACAAGTTCAAAACCAATAGCACAACCAAAATGAAAATTAGAAACACCCTCTCTATCATTTACCCAAATTTTTCTATCTCTTTTCCATTTTATCACACCATTCGCAACTAATACAAAATCAATAGACCTTTTGAGAGAATGATATTCATTGTATAACTTTTCATTATCAGGTATTTTTAGAACATCTTTTGGAAAATCCCATGTAGTCCATTTCTTATTTTTATCCAATACTACAATTGGGTATTCTTCTACTAATTCAAAACAATCAGGTATTTTTATAGTTATTGTATGTTTAGCATCACGTAAAGCAATATTATAAAAACCATTTGACACAGAATTTTGGACTATTTCTCTAAGTATTTTTTCAGCTTGTTTTGTTTCTTCTCTTTTGACTGTTTGAAATTTCATTTATCTATATAATAAAAAAAGAAAATCTATAATATATATAATCAATTTTATATTTTAGGAAATTTGACATTGTATTTCTTTGTTATCGGCGATTTGCGATATTATTTTATAAGAATAGAAAAATCAATATGTAGCAATTCGCCGATAATCATAATTTATTTATTGAAAAATAAATATAATTGTTATTCACTTATATAATAAAAAGTATCGGCGATTTGCGATATTATTTATAAGAAATAGAAAAATCAATATGTAGCAATTCGCCGATAAATTATCCGAATAATGTAAACTTACCATATTTGAATTCTACAATTGGTTTTACTTTTTTCAATTTTTCTCTTTTATCTAATTCATATTTTACCTTTGGTGATATGTCAATATTTATTTTATCAAATATTTTCAATGAATTCAATTTAGTCAATGCTCTTCTAACAGTTGGTATATCTCCATAAAATTTTATATAATGTGCCGATTCTTTCAATTCAATTATATTTATAAAGGTTGTATTATAAAAACTTTTTTGTTTGCAGTATAATAATATATTTTTAGCAATATACATTATTTCTTTCTTTTGATATGTTGATACTTTCATCTGATTTGGTTTTGATAAATAATCAATTAGTTCATCTTTATTATTTATAAAATATTCTATATGTGGTTTGAATGTTTCATTATTATTTATATATTCTAATAATTTTTTTGATAATTTTGCTTTACTAATATCAAAATAATCGATATCCATACGAAATACTTCAATCAATTCAATCATGTCATTCTTGCTAAAAGATTTATGCGGAAAGTCCATCGTATATATTTATATATATATATATAATATTTTATTTTTATGGTCTATGCTATATAGTATTTTATATAGGTTTTAGACCATAAATAGCACTAAATCCAATAAAAAATATAATAAAATTATAATTTTATTATAAAAATAAATAGATTTACACCATAAAACGCACTATATAATATATAAAATTATATATAATATAGAGGGTAAGCACTAAAAATAAGTATTTAGTGTCCATTTTCTAAGGATTCGCAGTATGTTTCCCAAACTCTCACACATCTTTCCAGTGTTTCACACCATTGATATCCACAAGATATACAACAACCATTTGTATCATAAGAATTAGGCAATTGACCAATCATATTTCCTAACAAATAAACATATGACAACATATATATATATTATAATATATTTTTTATAATAATAAGATTATTATCATAATTATTTGTAGGAATTGGATTGATAAATAATTCAAATTCATAATTTGGATATTTTTTCCTCCATTCATCAAGTTTACTTTCCCATTTCATAAAATAAATTTTTCCTATATCTTCAATAATATAATAATATTTGAATTTATCAAAACTATTTTCAAATAGTAAAACATTAGCATCAAATTCGTGTAAACCATCATCAAGAATGATATCCATTTTATTTGGAATATTTTTCCAAAATTCTTCAATACTATTTTTTGAACACATATCAATGTGAAAACAACTTATTCTATTTTCTTTTATTAGAATATTTGTGTCAATATCTCCTCCATATATTTGAGCTTTTGGAAAATATCTTTCCCATCCTTTTACAGATGCACAAGGAATACCATTGACACCCATACTACTTTTTATATATGGATTATTTGTACCTAATCCAATTTCACAAAAAGTTGTAATTTCATCTTTGATATGTTGAAATAATTTTTCATAATATATTGTAAAATTATGACGACCTTTGCCTTTGTCTGAACCTTCTTCATTCATTATTTCTGTTAGTGTTGTTTCTTTCTTTTTCCAATAAACATTCCTCATACTTTTTATATATTTTGATATATCGTTTTCACAATATATATTTACATTGAAATGACCTTCCATATTTTTTATACTTTTCATTACATCTTTTAGTTGTTTATTGATTGTAGTTTTTGGAATATGAATAATAATTGAATTATTTGGAGGAGTATGATGATGAGGAATACTCATTGTATTTATTTCATTATATGTATTATGAGTGGAACCCCATTCATGTGTCATATATACTTTACCGTGTCCATAATATTTTGAACCTGTGTGGTGGTCAGGTAAAAAATAATAATGAGGAAATACATTGACAATATCTTTATTTGGTAATGTATGATATATCCTTGAAAGTAACTCTGGACCAACAGTTCTCCAACTTGGAAGATTTGTTTTCTCAAAACTTGTTTCATTCTCTAATATCCATTTTATTGCTTTTTGTGGAATGATATGATTTGGACAAAAACCCATCAAAGTTGTTGCACATAAATTCTTTCTAGCAATTTCATTTTCCCAACTAAAAAAACTTTTTGACAATAAAAATTCATCTAGTGGTTCTATTGAAATCATATCAGCATCCACAAAAACTCCACCATATTTTTCCAAAATAAACCATCTGATAATATCTGCTTTACCATTCAATGTTTCGTGTTCATCAATTTTTCTTTGATATCTTGCTGGAATATTTAGTTTCTCATCAATTGATTTTTCATTCCAAAACATATATTCAAAATCATGATTCATATTTTTTACACTGTTCAAAGCATTGATTGGACTTGGTTTATCTCCAATCCATAATTGATGAATAATCTTTGGTACTTCCATATATATAATCTAAATATATTATATTTATCTAGTATTATCTAATATATATTCATCTTCTTCTTCTTCACTCATATCATCTGATTCTGAATCTGAATCATAATCTGAATCCATTGGGTCATCTTCCGTATGAAAAAAAAATAAAATAATATTTCTGACTTCATCTGCTAATTCTTTTTCACCTAAATGATTCAAAATTGAAATTGCTTTTTGTAAATATTGTATATTCATATATTCTATATATTGTTTATTTTTGGGGATTCATAATATTTTGTAAAAGATTTGGATGATTTCTATTTCTAATTATTTTATATATTATTGATGATGATTCATCTACTTGAGATAATGATTGGTCAGGGTCGTGAATACTTGTTGTGATTTGTGATATTGTCATTGCTTTGGTTACTGTATATATTATTTGGTTTTGTTCTAATGTAAAAAAATCAGAATATCCATTGACCTTCGAAACAACCGCAATGACTGGAAATAATTCATTTGAATTTATACCACCTTGAAAGGTAGGTTCTCCAAGTAATGAAGTTCTAATAATAAAATAAGGTTTATTTGTTTTGATTGGTAAATTGTCAGCAGATATCAAAGCTGAACTTGTTTGAATTGTAATTGCTGGTACTGACAAATTTTTTGCTGCTGCTGCCGCATTTTGAACCAATGGTGCTTGTGCTGAATACATCTCATTTGAAAATATATTTACATTATAATTTGATACATCACCTGAAACTGCATCAGCATTCGTTGTGATAAGTGTTGTATTGGGGTCAGTTATTGAATCAATTCTAGTTTGACAATTTCTCAATTGATTTTCAGGTGTAAACAATTGATTGTATGAAAAACCTAATTTGAACCATAAAGTTGATTTGAATATTTCTTCTGTGATTCC